TTCATCGGTGAGGTTGAGGGGGTTCGCCTTCTTGGCGGCAGGGGCTTCCTTGGCTACGGGAGTGGGTGGAGCCTGAGGAGCCTGCATCATGCGAGGATCCATCGCCATCATGGGCGGTTCGAGGGGTTCCTGGGTCTGTCCCATAATATCGGCGAGAGGTGTAGAATCCATAGTTTCTTTATGTTCACTCACATTTTTTTCAGCGTTTTCCGGCACAAANNTNGTNGACGGTTTATCATTTAAAGGAACCATGCCATCATCGGCATCCGACAGGTTTAATGTTCGCACGTCAGACATTTTATGTAAAATTACATTTTTTAGTCTCTATGTTTTCGCAGCCCACGTGAGGATGTCTTTTATAGACCAACCCGTCGTGTCAACCATATCTATTTTTTCTACTCGTCTGATGAATGATTCCTTTTTTGGAATTTGAAACGTATCATTCCTCATTCGCATTCTAGTTCCATCTGTGTTCCACGTAGACATATAATACGGAAAATGTTCTGTAAAATATCTCCAAATCACACCCTCTCTCGGCCCCTTATAAAACTTGTGTACGAATCCCCACGCCACACGCTTGATGAACCGAAGTCTTTCCCTGGGATCATCGGGTCCCTTTCGATACATGGGAAGACTATCAAAAGCCATGGCCATGAAAGCCTCGATGTAACAGAAATGATGTTGTGAAAGTTCATCATACTGCGAAACTTTCCACGCCCTGTTTAGATACCCTGGTTCTCCTGAAACATACATGGCACCAGCCATCTGTTCTGGAGAATCCTGAGTAAATCCACCCGTGGGCTGGAAGCCTATAGATTTATCCCTGATTTTGTACCCTGGATACGTGTCACGAACAACATCCTCAAATTCATTTAGGTACGCATCCTCACCCATCGAATCATACACGGTAATTTGTTTCGTTTTATTGTTCACCTTTAGATAAATGGCATGGCCCCCCGATTCATCTATGGCGGTCTCGAGATGTACATACTCTATGTCATACGATGTCCTGACAATATTATCGGTGTTTTTACATCGGTAAACCGCATCTTCTTTCTTTGTACTTTCCGAACGAATAGCCCTGAGGATATCTTCGTAGTGTCCCTGAATGATTTGCTTTGCGATTTCAGTAGCATGTTCGATAGTCAAAAGTTTTTTGGCATCTTCGGAGCCGTTGAGTGCCTCCCTTTCCAAAAAGTCATCGGTGTCAGATGATGGTTCCGTGGCGATGAGTTTGAGAAGTTCTTGATTCCTCATTTTATAATGTATGATTTCGTAAAATGTTTAAGTTACTTAGGTTATTTTTGTTTTGTTATTCTTACTTGCGTTGACTTCCCCTTGACATTCTTGGGGTTGGCCGCCGTGGTGCCCTTGGGGTTGAACATCTTTTTATGCGCCTGCCAGTATTCAGGGGCACCCACCTTGAAGTTTTTTCGAAGCGACGCCTTGTACCAGAACACACAATCTTCTATACGATTACTCTTCGCGGTGTTGTCCAGGACTAAACATTCGTAGTTTTCTGTACACGCGTCCATGACTTTATTGAACATGTCGAATGACGGAAAGATACCGAAGAAGGATTTGTACAACTTTTCTCTGTTCTGTATGATATTTTCTCTGAGGATAAACACATAATCAACATTTGCACGAAGAGCGGGTGGGAGGTCCATGCAGTACTGCATGGTCAGCATGAAGAATATCTTCCAGTGTCTACCGTTCATGAAACACTGTCGAATACACGTGTCTCGCATGAACTTGTTATCGTACATACAATCGTCGAGGAGGAGGAACGCCCCACAGTTTTGTTTTCCCGCACCCACCAGTTTTCTCTGACGGTCCATGACTCGCTCTATGGCTTCCCTGTCGTAGTCACCGTATATGAACAAATCTGGGATGAACTGTTGATAATAATGATTACCCTCCTCTGTCGCGGATAAGACGATACCCGCTGGTAGATGTTTTTTGTGATACAGAATGTCTGTCACGAGAGTAGATTTTCCTGTGTTTCTCTTTCCCACGAAAACGCATACCCTATCGTCAGCCATCGTGGCTGGATTAAATTTCCTGAGTTTTAAATCCATCTATACTATTGTTCTCTTTTATTTAATAAAATTTTACTCACGTGTATTAAGAATGGCAGGTCGCTTGAGGCTCGCTGTCACTGGTATACAGGATCAATGGCTCACGGGAGAGCCACAGTTTTCGTATTTCGTCATGAACTATAGGCGACACACCCGTTTCTCGACAGAAGCGGTGGAGAGACCCTTCGATGGAGATGTGGGATTCGGTCAGACCGTCACTTGTAGGATACCCAACAATGTCGGTGATCTCGTGAGAAGCATGATGCTGAAGGTGACTCTGGACCCCCTCCCGGTGGCTGACGGTACACTCGTGTCCAATACCTATAACACATCCATAGGTTCCAGGATCATAGAGTACGCTGATCTTGTCATCGGTGGTCAGACCATAGAGAGGCTCACGGGTGAATACATATACATGTACGATCAACTTCATAATAATCTCGATGACACTTCACAGACACTCTATTTCCTCACGGGCCACGGTAATCACATCATAATTTCAGATCCATACACCTTTTATGTCAACTTACCGTTTTACTTTTTTAGACATCCCAGCCTGGCTATTCCCGTGTGTGCCATCACGAAACAGCTCATCGAGGTTCGTATACAATTCAAACCTTCCGATTATAAAATATCTTACTCATACGAAAGACTCAGTGAATCGGATCCCTGGGAGGTGTACCCCACGAACGACGGTGGAATCAAAAACGTTTCGCTCATCACGGATTTCTATTTCGTGACGGAAGATGAAAAGAATTTCCTGTTGACTCGTCCCGTGGAGTATGTCATCACACAGTTACAGGTTGCCACCATACCCTTCGGTCCAAACGTCTCTTCGCGATCAGTCATGCTCAATTTTAAAAACCCAGTCAAAGAGTTGTATTTCATGGCGACGCTCCAAGAGCGCATTCAATTGGAAAAGAACGGTAGAAAACTACTCAACAACATTGTAGCAGAGACCGATCAGACACTCTACTTATCGAATGACATAAACATTCGTTCCGATGCACGGTTTATAAAAAATGTGTCTTTAGAATTTAATGGTGCAACAATATTCGATCACGATGGAAAACACATGGCGTATCAACAGACATTGGATCATCACACTGGATGTCCTTCCCCAGCTCGTGAATTCTACATATATTCGTTCGCCATGAAACCTGAGATGTATTATCCAACCGGACAGGTGAACATGAGTCGTATCATGCACCAAAAACTCAATCTGGAACTCGATGAGATAGATGACACGAACGATACATTTGTCAGTGTATACGCAGTTAACTACAACGTACTGCGGATCAGTAGTGGATTAGCAGGTTTAAAATTTTAGAGAGTACTAGTAGTAATGGCTGGACGCGTGCAGCTCGCCACGAGGGGTACACAGGATGTCTTTTTCACGGACAATCCAGAGTATACCTACTTTATAAAAAACTTCAAAAAGCATACAAACTTTGCCAACTTCACAGTAGATCATGATGTTATCGGTGAATTAGAATTTGGTCAGACACTTCGATGCACCATTCCTCAGGATGCGGGTGACCTTCTCAAAACGGTGAGGCTTCGGGTGACGTTGGGTCCTATAGAACAACCGGGAATACCCGGGGTAACCAGGGGATACGTAGAGTCCATAGGCCACGCCATGATTGATCACGTAGACATACGCATAGGTGGTACACTCGTACAGCGAGTCACGAGGGATTTTATGCAGATACATTCAGAGCATTATNTAACACAGACTAAACAAGTTAATCTTTCTAAACTCATCGGTAAACCACCCCTCGAACTCTCTGGAACACCTGTGGATAGCTTTACCATATTACCATATTTAGAACCATCGAACACCGATGAGACGTACATCATAGATGTCCCTTTTTATTTTTACAACAACCCTGAACTGGCTGTACCCCTGTGTGCCATCACGGGTCAGGAGGTGGAGATTGTCGTCCAACTCAATAAAATCGATAAATGTATATATCAGACATTCATATTAGAAGATGCCGATGAGGGGGAGTGGGAAAAGGGACTCTATGTGTCCGACCAAAAGGGACTCGTAAAGGGTTTCCAGGTTCAAACCGATCTCGTGACACTCGATACACCGGAACGCATCAGGTACCAAGAGGTTCCCACGGACTTTATCATCACCCAAGTACAGAGTGACACTTCTAGAATTCCAGCGGGTGATACCACATTCAGACAAAAGTTACAGTTTGTAAATCCAGTCAAAGAGCTGTACTTTATCATTCAGAGACTCGGAACTGGTGTGTCCGTATTCGATTACGACAATACAAATCAGGTCGCCGGTAGCGTATACAACAACTACGAGCATTTGAAAAATCTTCAGTTGCGATTAGATGACGACGTGATACTAGATGAAAAGACGGGTAACTTGATTCACATCAGGGCAGTTCAGAGTGGCATACATCATTCGAGAACACAATTGTTCAGGAGATTTTATTCCTACAGCTTCGCCCTCGAACCAGAGCGATGGTATCCCACGGGTCAAAGAAATTTCAGTCTCGCGAAAGAACAACACGTGACTCTTTCTCTCAACACAGAATCTTCAGAAAGAGAACTTAGAGTTTACGCACTCAGTTATAATATTCTGAGAGTTGAAAATGGAACCGCACGACTTCTCTTCGAAAATGGCACAGGCGACAATTGACATAGTGACCCCCGTCCTAGAACATGCCATGGTGTTATCAGGGCAATACGCAAAGGCGTGTGGACGGTCAGCCGTCTTGGCGAAAGATATCGAATANTGCATGAAATATTGCGCCATGCACACNGTGGGAAAACAGATTGGATCATACTTTCCTGATATATACGATAGTGATGAATCAGACCTAGATGACATTGAGATTGTGGATGAAGAGGATGAGGATGCGTTCGAACCCTATAACGGTTCGAACGTAGCCATGAAAGCCATCACGGAAGCCTACGACGCATGGGAAAGTTGGGTACCCACCAATCCGTCAGAACAGTTGTTAAAAAATGCTATTGATAGTAATGAACACTTGTCCGGAGGGTTGGTATGACACGGAATATAAAAAGTTCAAAACTGGTGACGACACATCAGATTCTGACACGGATTCAGAAGATGAGGTAGTAGTCATCAGGGGGTACAAGAAAGAAAAATATAAAAAAATTCTTTACGTAGAAGAATTATTACCAGAATAAAATATTTTACTATTATAAATGTCCAAACAAGTTGCATCTGAGTTCGAGACCCAGTCTCTCAACGCCCTCGTCGCGGGTTTCTCCTTCGCCGCCGCCCTCTCCTGGATGGACCTCGTTCGCTGGAGCATTCACCAGGTCGTGAAGGTTCAGAAGAACAGTGGTCTCAACTACGCGCTCACCGCCGTCATCACCACCCTCCTCTCCATTGTGGTGTACATGCTTCTCTCTCGCATGTCGAAACGCGTCGTCAAGCCCCAGGCTCCCATCTACGCCGTGACTCGTTAAACCTTTTTAGGTCTCGTGAAGAATATAAATATGATGCCCGTGAAGACAATAAGGGCTATGTAAATCCAACCACTCCACCTATCCGGATTCTCCATCTCAGGAATGCGTATAGGCGGTGGAAGTGAAAAGTCCTTTTTCACTTTCGGTACGTTTTCCAGTTTACCAGTCGAACACTCTATACCGAGCTTCAGCACGTGATTGGCGTTCCTGAAATCGTATGGTATCAATCGGTTATTACTACTGTAAAAGAATTGGACTCTCAGACTTTGAATGCTCTTCTGTGGTCCAGAGTCAAAACTGTGAACCACAGCATCATCAGCACCCGAGTAATTTATGACATCACCGCACATGAGTATACGTCCCGTGTAAAAGGGAATCTCTGAAAAGACAGTCTTGTTGAATTCTTCAGAACCACTGCTCAACTTGACGACGAGGGCGTCGGGTCCCTGGAGATTCAAACTCCCCGTGGTGAGCGTGTTACCGTCTGACGACACGTTGCTGGCTGGTAATCCTAAAATATCGTGTGGAGTGGTGTATCCATCATCACCCGTCTTGTATCCATTCACACCACCATAAAAGTCTAGGGTAAAGGGTTGACTTCCAGTGAACGTGATGCTATTGATATCAGAATTATATACAGCACTCGTGATGTTAGAACTCTGTGTGACCATCTCGGCAGCGAGGGCCTCTCCGTCATAATTATTGTTAGACAGGGATACGGTCGATCCACTTATGGAGAAGGTGTTGTTCCTCTCGTTGATCAGTAATTGACTCGCGTGAATCCGTGCTGAAATCACAGATATCTTCGTCACGTTGTATATGGGATTCTTCAACTCTATCACATAGTCCGACGGATCCGGATAAGCCAAAGGATCTCTTTCGCTGCTATCTATGTCGAACGTGTATACGCTCATTAAAAT